AATGCCAATACCCCAATAACCATTTTGTGTCCTGATCATGGTCCATTTGAAATGATACCTTGGGTCCATTCTGCATCAACTACTGGGTGCCCTGCATGTAGTCAAAGCAATTTCACAGGTTCTCGGCGTTTTACTAAGGAATCATATATAAGGCGTTGTGAAACTGTTCATGGAAACAAATTTAATTATGATAATTCTGAATATAATAATATGAAATCTGAGTTGGTTATTACATGTCCAACACATGGCATCTTCAAGATGATAGCTTGGCTACATTTAAAGAGCAAACATGGATGCCCATCTTGTGGCAATGAAGCTATAGGAAGAGCTCTATCATTCACCAAAGAGAAATTTATACTTGAAGCCCAAAAAGTTCACGGAGACAAATTTAATTACTCTAAAGTGGAAATGTACAATAACACAAATAAGGTTATCATCATTTGCCGTAAGCATGGTGAATTTAAACAGCTAGCTCAAAGCCATTTAGGTGGCGTTGGATGCCCTAAATGTGCAAGTAGTAAAGGGGAAGACGCTATTAGAGCTTTCCTAGATGCAAATAACATAAGATATATAGCACAACACAAATTTCCAGATTGCAAGAGAGTGAGATGCTTGAAGTTTGATTTTTACTTGCCTGATTACCACATTTGCATTGAATATGATGGAGAAGGTCATTTCAGACCCATTAAAATAAAGGATCAGGACAGGGGCAAATTACTATTGAAGTATGCGCAAGAGAATGACCAAATAAAAACCAGTTATTGTAAGATAAAAGGTATTCCCCTGTTAAGAATAGATTATTCTAAAAAGAATCAAATAGCAGAAATACTAACAGAATCGTTACAGTTAGTTTTGAATAAATGAGTATTGGTATTACCTGTCAGTCTTAATAGAAAATCCTAGAGTCTTGCAAGACTCTAGGATGTCGTTTACCAGCTAGTAGCTGAGGTTTATTTTCTATCACCAATGAGGTTCATTAAGTGAACAAAAATATTGATGAAATCCAGGTAAAGAGTAAGTGCTCCAAAAATACTGCTTTTGGCAGCACTGTCAAAACCATAAACTGCACCTTGACTCATGTATTCTTCTTTTAGTTGCTGGCTATCATAAGCCGTTAATCCTGTGAATACCAACACTGCAATGCAACTGATCACAAAACTCATGAGACTGCTTTGCAAGAAGATATTCACAATACCTGCAATAAAGATACCCACAGCACCCATGATTAAAAAACTACCCATGCTGGTTAAATCCTTTTGAGTAGTGTAACCATAAATGCTGGCTGCGGCAAATGTTGCTGCACTGATAAAGAATACCTTGGCAATACTAGTTGTAGTGTAAAGCACAAATATTGTGCTTAAACTAATGCCCATGGACACAGCAAAAAGATAAAATACCGCTGTTGCCATGGGCACGCTGAACTTGTCAATACCAAAACTTAGCACCAAAATAAATGCCAATGGCAAAAGTGCCATGACAATCCACAAGGGTGTTTGCATCATGGGCAAGAGAGCCCAGCTGGCCCAATACGCCACAGCCCCTGTTACTGCAAGAGCCATGGTCATTTTGTTATAAATGCTTACAAGATAAGTCTTTAATCCTTGATCTATTTGTTCTTGTGTGGCAGCAGGGTTGGCTGTTGCGAATGAATTAGGTTCCATGTTTTCCTTTTAATGCTTGCGACTTACAAAGTCATTTAACTGTTGAGCTAGTGCAATAATCTGATGACCTGATGGAAGTGGATTAGCAGTGGGATAAGGAACTTCCGTGCTGGATTCTCGCCGACGTTCAATTTCACAAAGCTGATAATAGGTTTGTTCAGCAGCTTGTCGCTTGCAGTTCCATTCTTCCATTAGCATGTCTTTTGCCATGTTAATCAAGTCATAACGTATTTTGTAACCGTTGTGTTCCATGTTAGTCTCCTGTGTGAGTGTGTGTCAGGGGGTGATGTGCTGGGCCCCTACCTATTGTATATACAAGACAGCTAATATTGTCAACTAGATTGTCCAGCTTTGTGTATTTGCATGCTGAGATATCTCCACATGAAAGTTGCTGCGGCCAAACTGGTAATCTCACCGTGATCATATGCCGGAGCAACTTCCACACAATCCATGCCTACTAGATTCAACACATGCATGCAGTCGATAAACTCATCAACCCACATGCTAGTTAATCCGCCTATCTCGGGAGTTCCTGTCCCTGGAGCATAAGCAGGGTCTAGGACATCAATGTCCAGGGTAAAATAACAGGGCGTGTCGCCAATACGCTCTAGAATACTAGCAAATAATTCGTAAGGCTGCGCCCTCATGGCTGATCTAGCTGAAATGGTCAAGCCACCTTGAGTGTTCAACCAAAATCTTGTGGGATTGTCTGCAGGACTTCTTACACCAATACTCACTGTTTTTTCAGGATCTATTAGTCCTTCTTCAATGGCATTACGCAACCAAGTGCCATGTCCTTGAGGCTGACTGCCATGACGTTGCCAAGTATCACAATGTGCATCCAAATGCACACACGCTAGACGCGGATAGCGATGATGCATGCCGCGTAAAATACCCAAAGTCACACTGTGGTCACCGCCCATGGCAACTACGTGATGTTCAGCTGCATGCAGTTGCAAAATCAACTGCTGTATTTCAGTCAATGTTACTGCAAGATTGCCTGTACTAAGATTGGCATCGCCAAGATCAGTTAGGTTTTTGGTAACATCAACAGGCCAATCATCACAAACCCCATCAACTAAATGTAAACTGCTATGTCGTATAGCAGCAGGAGCCATGCGTGCACCGGGTCTATGGCTTGTTGCACAATCGCTAGGCAAGCCCACAACCACGAAAGCTGTTTGTGGTTGCTGACTGGTCCAACTGCGCAAAAATGTGCGTATGCCCGGGAAAGTTAAAGTCACTGAATAATACCTGACCTGCGCGGTAAAGCAATAGTGCTGGTGCTTTGATTATAATTGTCTTGCATGGCTTGAGCTGATTTTACCAGCGTGGTGATGTGGGCTCGATTTAAACTGACGTTTTGATCCCAATCAGCCCCTAACACAAACCCCGGTGCCATGCCAATAGCCACTTTTTGTGTTTGTGGATCCATGGTCAAGTCAACTACAAGAGGCTTGGCCAGCGTAACTGTAGTAGCATCTTGCGCATGCAGTTTGCCGATAAGCTCAACTCCACTTTGTAGTTTAATAGATACTATTGAACCAATATCAGTTGGTGCAGTTATTAACATTTTGTTTCCTATCTTATAGGTGGTACATTACCACCAGTTAGTGGTTGGACTATACTTTTATCATATTTTTCGGGCAAATCCCATTGCCTGCCAACATACAATACACCTCGCAGTGTGCCTCTTCCCCAATTAACTTGACTTGCGTCACTGCCTTGATTTCCCCCAATCACTTGAATATTGCCTGTGGAAGGATCAACACCTCGTACAAAACACACGTGGCTGGCACTAAACACTAGAACATCGTTACGTCTCCATGCATCGTATTGAGCCAGGGGAATAGGTTTACCATACCCATTGTATCCATATGCTGCCAAATTACCTTGTCTATAAGGCAAACCAGAACGTTTAAGCATAGCGCCTGCAAAAGCTGCACACCACGCTTTAGCATCTGAAGTTTGTGGTTGTCCCATATCAGCAAAACATGCCAAAATATTAGGATTACTTCCTGTTCTTTTCCACTTACCTTGTTTAACTTCAGCTAATACGTTATTTAAATTAGCTTCTAATACTTCATAAGGAGTCAAACCGGGTGGAATTGGCACTGTTTGAGTAACTGTAGTTTGATTGCCAGCAAAACTATCACCTTTTGCCCCAGGCTCTGGCAAATCTCCTTGAATAGTATTAACTGTAGAACCAATATTCAAACCGTCTGTTACGGTTTGTCCGTATGCAAGCGGATTATTTGCCGCCGAAGCTTGACTTTGCGCAATCAAATCCAATTGTTGTTGAGTCCATGGTGCTTGCAAAGGATCGGGAGGCAAGCTTACTGAAAATATAGCAGCATCACCAGGCTCTGGCGGCTTCCATAAAGCCACAGGTACTTTGTTGACATAAACATTTGTGGAATAATAGACATCCTGACCACGATAGCTTGGG